GATATAATATTATCTTAATTCAATATAAAACTAGGCTTATGGAAGGACATATTAAAAAGACTGTTTACTACAATTCAATCCCTGTTGAACTAAAAAGACTTGGGATAACTCAAGCTGAAACAGCAGACCTATTAGGCATTTCACTAAGTGGTTTGAATCATAGAATAAAAGCTGACTCACCTACATTACATTGGGCGGTATATGGATTGAGTAATTATTTTGGTGAAGCTGAAAACTTAGGTGAAAGAGACTTGTGAAGTGGTGGGGACATAGTAAGAAGCAATGTACAACAGCTCTAGTAGGAGTTAAACATTTGTTAGACAGAATTAGCTTTATGAACGATGACGCAGTAAGAAAACATACCTGTGAATCCGCTAAAGGCATTATTGATAATTTACTTAATGAGACTAAGAAGAAATGAATGATTTACAGAATTTTGTAGCAATAATGTCTAATGGAGATAATAAATTCTCATTAGAACGGTATGAATACGACAAGGACTCTTGCACGTTTGTTGACTTTATTATTGATAATGATGGTGGAGATTCAACTATTTGCATGAGAGCAGTTTTTGATATAGATGGAAGATTTCAGTATTTTAATGGGGCTAGCTGTAACAATGAATGATTACGAACATCAAGTACAAAAGGCTATTGCTCAGTATTTAGACATGAGAGGTGTATGTTGGTTTGCCGTTCCTAATGGTGGACAACGTAATAAGATTGTTGCTGCAAAGTTAAAGTCAGAGGGTGTAAAGGCAGGAGTTCCCGATATATGTGTTATTCATGATGGAATGGCGTTTTTCTTCGAGGTTAAGAAGCCCAAGACAGCTAACAGTAGTAAAGGAACACTAAGCAAACCTCAGAAAGAGTTTATTGCTAAGATTGAAGAGGCAGGTGGTGAAGTAGCAGTAGTGTATTCAGTTGCAGATGTGATTGAGCAATGTATTGAGTGGCATATCAACGTGTTATGAAGTATGAAGTGACTGATGATTATTTTGAATATTTACTACACGCTGATTGCGAAAAAGAGATTGATGAAGATATGATTACTTGTCCACATTGCAATAAAGATATAGGTGAGGAAGGCGTGATTTATAGACTTAAACCAATACTTAAATTAATCAATGAGTAAGATTAAAAAAAGGGATTAGGGGATTATTAAATGAGTAAATATCTAAAAAACAATTTAGGAAGCATTGACGAAGAGGGTTATGACGTTGAAATGTGTGAGGCTTGGATAAGAAACGAAGATGTTGTTAAACTATGGTCAGGAAACACTAAAAAGCTAAATGTAGAGATAAGAAGACACAGACCTAAAGATATTGAAAACTGGTGTTGGTTTGGTTTAATGAGCGATTTTCCGTATGAGTAAGATAACTAAAAGTGCTAGAGGAGAAGCATGCACAATAAGACTAGAAGGTTGCTATGGAGGACCTGAAAACGAAACTGTCGTTTTTGCCCATCTTAACGGTGGTGGCGTTGGTAGGAAGTGTTTGGATATTCACGGTGCTTACAGTTGTCATAGTTGCCATGATATTCTTGATGGTAGGAAGCCTAGCGAATATAGTAAGGAAGAAATACTTTTAACGCACCTACTAGGAATGAAACGAACACAGGAGATATTGGTAGGTAAGGGGTTAATGTAGTGGACTTAGTGCTTATTATTGAGGCGAGCCTAACTATATTTTTACTTGTAGTTGCTTTTGATAGATATAACAAATAGAGGAGAGAAATGTTATTAAGAAATATAGAAATTAAATCAGCGTTCGATAAGTTTTGTAATTGTCATACATGTTTCGTTAAGTTACCGATAGTTACAGCAGTATTAGTAGCTGTGGTTGTATTATTGTCAGGTTGTTCAGCCAAGGTAGACAACGGTTGGAAGATAATGAAAGACCCAAGTTCATATAGTGTGCTGTTTAGACCTGACGGTAGTATGGTGTCAATAATTAAGACAAACTCATGAAAAGAATAATTGAACGCAAGAAAGAGAAGCGACACATTATTGAATCAATGATAGTTAGTCACTTTAGTCAGTTTTCAGAGGATGATAAAGCGGTGATTGAAATAAAACAAGACAAAGACTCGCGTTCAACCAAGCAGAACAGATTGTATTGGGAGTGGATAGGAACAGTCATAAGTCCTGAACTTGGTTACACTAAGGATGAGGCTCACATGATACTGAGAGATAAGTTTCTAGGCTATAACGAGATAACAACTAAGAAGGGTGAAACAGTCCGAGAACTAAGAAGCACGACTAAATTAAAGGTGGGCGAGTTCAAAGACTACCTAGAGCAGATTGATATACTTATGGCTGAGTATGGTATAGTGTTGCCAAGACCTGAAGATTTGTACCTTGAATCAATGGGTTATAAATAAGGATTGTATGAGTTTAAAGAGCTTGTTAGCAGAGGAAGGTTTACAATTATCAGAATATGCCCCTGAAGAGTTCCTAGAGCTTTATGTTTGTGCTTTGATGCTACTTTCAGGTGATTTTGACGATGTATCCTTAGCAGACGCACATGTAGAAATTGAAGAATTGAGAGAGCAGCTTGAGTTTGAAATCAATGCTGTTCCACCTCGTGAGGAGTTACACTAATGGCAAGACCAACTAAGTACAGCAAAGAGCTTGTAGCTAAGTCTTATGAGTATATTAACAACTACGCTGACTACGATGATATGATTCCAAGCATTGAAGGATTAGCTGAAGTATTAGACCTTCATAGAGACACTTTATACGATTGGGCAAAGCAAGAAGACAAGGAGTTTTCCGACATATTAGGGAAATTACTACAAAAACAACAGAAGGTTCTCATCAATAATGGGCTTGGAGGCTCGTTTAATGCACAGATAACTAAACTTGTATTAGGTAAGCATGGATTCCATGAAAAGGTTGACCAAGACTTGAAATCAAGCGATGGCTCAATGACAACACCGACCAAGATTCAGTTAATAGGCGTTAGAGCAGATGCCAAAGACTGAAGAAGAAATACTAAGCGTTCCTATTCCTGATAAGTTAGTACCTGTATTCGAGGGAGATGCGAGATACAGAGGAAGTTGGGGTGGACGTGGTTCAGGCAAGACAAGAACCTTTGCACTAATGACAGCAGTAAGAGGTTATCTGTGGGGTCAAGAAGGAAGGTCAGGTCAGATACTATGTGGACGTGAGTTTATGAACTCATTAGAAGACTCCTCACTAGAAGAGATTAAACAAGCAATACGTTCAATTCCTATTCTTGAAGATTACTACGAACTAGGTGAGAAATACATTAGGTCTAAAGACGGTCTTATCTCATATACATTTGTAGGACTAAGACGCTCACTAGACTCTATTAAATCAAAGGCACACATTCTCTTGGCTTGGGTAGATGAAGCTGAGTCAGTAAGTGATATGGCATGGCAGAAGCTAATACCAACTGTACGTGAAGAAGGCTCAGAGATATGGGTAACGTGGAATCCTGAATCAAAATACAGCGCAACACATGAACGCTTTAGAACGAATAAACCTAATGACTCCAAAATAGTAGAGTTGAATTACATGGACAACCCTTGGTTTCCTGACGTACTAGAGCAATCAAGACTTGAAGACAAAGACAAACGTATTGACATGTATGACCACATTTGGAAGGGTGGCTTTCTTGTGTTCAGTGAAGGTGCTTACTACTCTACTGAGATGAGACGCTGCAGAGATGAGGGAAGGATAGGCGATGTTAGATACGATAGAGCTAAAGGTGTTGTAACCGCTTGGGATTTAGGCATAGGTGATTCCACAGCTATTTTCTTTGCCCAATATGTAGGAACAGAAGTACACATCATTGATTACTATGAAGCATCAGGTGTAGGACTAGACCACTATGCGCTTAAACTTCAAGAGAAAGGTTATATCTATGACCAACACATTCTTCCTCATGACGTTAGAGTAAGAGAATTAGGTACAGGCAAGTCAAGACTAGAGACGTTAGATAATCTAGGCGTAAGAAACATACAGATATGTCCTGATTTAAGGGTAGACGATGGTATTCAACAAGTCAGGTCACTGTTGGACCGATGTTACTTCGATGAGAAAAAGACAGAAAAAGGCATT